TTTACTTTGTTTGAATGTTGGCGAAATGTAGGCATATCTTGGGTTCTTATTTTTGGACAATAGTGCTGACCTAATTAAGTGATTGATCATACATACTGTTTTGCCGAACCTACGATGACAAACCAATACTGACCATCTATGTTTAGATATTTCATTATGTAAGAAGGCTTGGTGCTTTCTAGGGGTGTAAGGTATTTTAATATCCATATTATTTCTTCAAAACAAAACAAGCAATATGTCTACCTGTTCCTTTGCCTTTCGATTTATCTTCTGTTGCTAACCATTTAACATCTCCAAGGTTTCTTATTTCTGCTCCAGCTTTAATCATCATTAAAACCCATTTATCTATAGGGTAAACAAATACAACATCTTTACCTTTTTCATGTTCAGATATAGATTTCCTAACCCATGCTGTAGGACCTTTCTTTTTTCCTTCATGTATAATAGAGCCAAAGGGTGGATTAACATAATTAGATTTTCCCCATTCATTTGTTAAACCATCAAAATTATCTGGTTTAGGATATGGACAAGGATCAAAGTCAAACTTAAACTCATCGTTTAATTGTTTCATTAGATCGTCTGGAGTAAGCCAATAATGTTTACCATCATCTCCATTGCCTTTATGAAATTTATTATTTTTCGGTTTTAGTTTTGAAGCCATATCTAGTGTATCATCTTGCTAGGCATACTATAGCCAGTAGAATTATAATCAAACTGTAATAAGCTCATCGTGTATTGTGCAAAAGTCTCTGCACTATCTTTGCTGCCTAACCCATATATCTTAATGGTTAAGGTGTTTGTCTTTTCATCAATTAAAACAACTGAAGTTAAATCATCTTGTATGTAGTCCCACATATCATACTACATATAGTAATTACTATTTAATTTAAAGGGAGGTCTGCCAAGGTGAATAAGATGGTGGGTTGTTTTTGGGGTATGGCGATAATTACATCTGAAACTGTATGTAGATGACTGACTGTGTAAGGGTGTCCTCGAGTCCCATGTATATATATATATTATTTGGCGCGTCAACTTTGGGTACTATGGGGGGTATAGCTTTACAAAATTAGAGGGTTATCTAGATAATATTACTAACGATAACTTATGACTATCAATAGTAATGTTCGATAACATTAATTATCGGAACATATATAGGTCAATACTACTTACCGATTATATATGCGAGAAAATAAAACGTTGTTGATGAATTAGAATAGGATCTTATTGCACTCTTTTAATCTTTACATACTTCAACAGCTCATGATCTTTTTTATTGGTGTACTTAACTTGTATTACTTCACCAGGTTTATATTTATTGTTTAGCTGCTTTAAACATTTTTTATAGCTCATCGCCTGGATTACTTCTTCTTTGCCTTGCTTATCTTTAATATTATAAATGTATCTCATATGTGTTGTATATTTATCACAGTTGTATTTATATCACACCAATATCTTTGACCTATTTTGAACTAATTAATTGCTTGACTTATATTTCTAATGTTATACCAATTTGGCTATGACAACAAAAACAACAAAGGAAAAAACAATGAGCGATAAAACAACAATGCACCAATTAGAAATAGATTTAATTGATGAGCTAAACGACAACAAAAAAGAAATATTGGAACATGAATATCCTAGCGATTTAATTCATGAATATGCGGATGGATGGATACCTGTATATAACAGCGATCTAATAGAAGTATTAAGTGGTGATCCTAGCCTAGCTTATGTTGATGATCATGGCTTATTACCAACTGATCCAGGTGTTCACGATATGATAAGAACAGCAATATATGAAAGACTTATTGGTGTAGCTTATGAATGGTTGAATGACAATGAAGAAAAAGATGTTGCATAATAAACCAAAATGGTTAAGATAAATATAAAAACAAACAAGGGGTAAATATGACACTAGAAACATTAAGAAAAAAAACAACGTATGAGTTAAAAGCTATAATCAAAGCATTGTCTTTGCCTATCTCTAGCTTTTTAAATACTGATGAAGATAATCAAAGACTAGAAAATGCTAAACTAGTATTAGCTGAAAGGAGTAAGTAATATGTTTATACTTGAAGCAATACCAATGATCTTAATTTATATGCTTTTTGCATATATAATATTGGAGGGTAAAGATGAAAGCTAAATACTTTGTATCAGTCTTAAAGATATTAAAAGATAAGTACGGGTTTAACTTTAGTATCAATGACACTATGCAACAAGCACAAGATAAAATCGACAATGTAAATACCTTTAAATATATCAGTAAAACAAATGGATCTCACCTGGCAGCTAATGTTGTAGACTTCCTAAAAGAACGAGATCAAAAAAAGAAAGGGGACAAATGAGAAAATTAACTAAACAACAAATTAAAATTTTAGATTGTCATAAGCATATAGCTAATGTGAATGATTTATCTCATGAAGTTTGGGAGGAGTTAAAACAAATTAACAATACAGAAGTATTATATTGTGAAGTAAATAATTATTTACAAAAGAAACATGACTATAAACCAGCAAGTAAAAGGTCATGGAAAGATTATAATAAGGAACTTTTAAAGGTGGTAAGTATATGAGTAGCGAGAAGCAATTAATATTAATTATATTGGTATGGGTGGTTATATTTGGGTATCAATTAATAAAAGATTATAGAGAAAAAAAACATGATGAAAAATTACAAAGACACTTATCAAAATACTTTGATAGCAAGTGGTAAAAAAGATTTAAGTATGAAAGAGCTTGAAGCTCTAACGTGCTTAAGTATATTGAGTGTACAAGGTGTTATATATACTCATTATAAAAACAAACAAAGAAAGGGTAAAAAATGTTGGCATATAAAGACATAAAAATAGTAGCTGTCAGAACAGATGATGACTACTATGATGATAAAAAAAACAAGACGATCAAGTATAAGACACCTAAGATCACAAAGAAAACTGTTTATGAAGATAAACATTGTTATGATCTTGGAGTATTGTATGAAATCCTAAAGTTTAATTCAGAAAAACATAATGGATATAATACAGTTTGCGAAGTGTCTTTTAAAATAGATCAAGAATATTAACTAAACAAAAAACAAAGGGGTATAAAATGATGACTAAAAAAGATTATATAAAATCTCAAATGGAAAGTGCTGATACAGATTTTGTAAATGAATTATTATACGAACATTATAATAATGAAGTTAAAAATATGGATCAAAAAGAATTTGAGAAACATTTAGAAAATATAGGTTTAAACACAAATAACTAATCCTGCGTAGCTATTACTGCGTAGCTATTCTTTTGGTGGTGTAGGTACTGTTTCGGCAGTACTTACATCAATTAATTCTGGACTATCTTCCCAACTAATTTGAATTTTACTGTCGGACCTGACATCTAACTTTTGTTTCTCTTGGAATATAGAACTCAATCTTGGAGCTAGAAATTTCAGAAAGTCTTTACGTTCACGAAGAAAAAGCAGCTCATTGGGAGATAAATCCATATTCTCACTGTTAAATATTTGGAGCATTTTCTCAACTAAAGTTTTAATTCCTACTTCCTGAGCCTTGTTAAATTCAGCTTGGAACTTTGGATTTCTTTCTAAGTATTTCTGCAAACTCATCAAGCTGATCTTTAAATCTCTTGCTACTTCTATGGACAGACCGCCATCGTAAATGGTTTCTAGAATAGTATTTTGTTCTGTATCCGAAAGAATGAGATCGTTCTTCTTCTTTGAGGATATACTCTTTGATTTGCTCATCAGTTTTATTTCTAAAATTAACTAGGTTTTTTAATATGTTAATCTTCTTTTGTAGTTCTACCTTATTATTCTTAAAAAGTCCTTTGTATTTTCTTGTCTTACTATCCCAAGACTTTGACCCATTGTGGAACATACAAAGATAACGATTGTTAGTGGGTGTATAGTAGCCTTTGCAGCGACACCTCTTACCACTTGTCTTTGCTATCGCTTCGCAATAAATCTTTTGACTTAATCTTCCTGTCATTTAAATCTTTCTTTTTACGTATCACATTCTGGTATCCAAAGTGTGTCTTTTTTCGAACATTATCTACTATGGATCTTGGAATATCCACCAGCTTCGCACCATTTGTATCTTGTTCAGCTAGAGCTAATTTAGAATAGTAAATATTATTATT